AGAAAAAAATACATTAACATTACTAAACAAAGAACTTACGTTAAAAACTAAAGAAAATCAACTTATTACAACAGATTTTTTAAAAGATGAAATAGCCATTTTAGATCAAAAATCAAAAAATCAAGAATTAATTGTTAAGAATGCAGAAAGACTTGTAAATATTGATAAATTAAAAAATCAAGCTTCATTAGCAGATTTAGATAATAGAATAAAATTACAAAAAGAAAGTTTAACATTATTACCTAAAGAACTTAATATATTACAACAAAAAAATAAATTATCTTCTCTAGAATCTGCATTAGATATAGCTAAAGCAGAAAATAATCAAAGTAAAGTTAATAATTTATTAAAACAAATAGAACTTCAAAATATATTAATAGAACAGGCAGAAATTTTAGCTAATCCTATTCAAGCTGAAATGATTATGTTAGATAAGCAAATGAAACAGTTAAATGATGTAGGTGAGAGAGTTGTTGGTTTATCTCGAACAATAGGTTCATCGTTCCAAGAATCTTTTAAAGGTGTAATTATGGGCACTATGTCTGTTACTGATGCCTTTAGAAATATGACTAATAGAATTGCAGATTATTTCTTAGATATGGCTGCAAGAATGATGGCAAATCAATTACAGAGAAGTATTTTAGGAATGTTTGGTGGTATGTTTGGAGGTGGAGCTACTGATGTTTTTGCGGGTTTTAATCGAGGACCAACAAATCCGAATAATTTGACAATGAATAGTTTTGCTAATGGTGGTAGACCTCCTGTTGGTAGACCTTCTGTTGTAGGAGAAAGAGGGCCAGAACTTTTTGTTCCTGACAGAAAAGGTACTATAATTCCAAATCATGCTCTTGGTAGTTCTACAAATGTTACTGTTAATGTAGATGCCTCTGGATCATCTGTAGAGGGAGATGAAGGCCAAGCAGAACAGTTAGGAAATGCAATAGCACAAGCTATACAGGCAGAATTGATTGAACAAAGAAGACCTGGAGGTATATTATATAGCTAATGGCTAATCCACTTCCTTTAACAGCAGCAGGTACAGTTTTTGTACCAAAGTACAATTTTAAAAAGTCTAATTCTCCAAATACGAGAATTGTAAAATTTGGAGATGGTTATGAGCATCGTACTACTTTTGGTTTAAATCAAAACGCATTAAGTTTTAATCTTACATTTGAAGTAAGCGAAGCTGATGCTGATACATTAACTGACTTCTTTGACACTATTGCTGTTAATGGAAGAAATTTTAGTTATGAAATTCCAGGGGAAAGCAGTATGATTTTTGTTGTTGATGGTGGTTACAATAAGACTGTCCCTTTCTTAGGCAGAGCAAGAATACAAGTTACATTTAGACAAGTATTTGAACCAGAGTCATAATGCCAGTTCCAGTTTCTAGTTTACAATCTGTAAATCCTAGCCCGATTATTGAATTATTTGAGCTCACATTAGATCCAATTTTGCATGGGACAACTCGTATTCAAGATCCCAGTGGTAATAATATTACAACGATAAGATTTCATAACAACACTAAAGACAAGACAACTCAAGAGAGTATTATTTGGAACGGAAATACATATTACAAGATGCCTATAGAGGCAACTGGTTTTAAATATGATCCTAAACAGTTACCAAGACCTAAATTAACTATTAGTAATTTAGCAATCATTGCATTAAATATTGGTAATATGTCTAATATTTTAAATGCGGTAAATAATGAAACTTTTGCTAATGATTTAGTAGGTGCAACATTAAAAAGAAGAAGAACACTTGCTGAATTTTTACCAAATAGTAATTTTACTGGTAATAATCCTTATGGTACGCCAGATAATACACAAGAATTTCCTATTGAAGAGTTTCAAATAGCTAGAAAATCACTTGAAACAAGAGATGTAGTTTCTTTTGAATTAGCTGCTGCAATAGATAATTTTAATGTAAAACTACCGAAACGACAGTTTTTACCAGGAGAGTTTCCTGGTGTTGGAGATTTTTATAATTGATTTACTGGCAGAAAAAAGTTATTGAAGATGCTTTAAAAGAAAGTCCTAGAGAAATCTGTGGGCTTTTAGTCAATGTAAAAGGAAAATTAGTCTACAAGAAATGCAGGAATTTAGCACAGATACCAACAGATCAATTTATTTTAAGTCCAACAGATTATGCTGATCTAGAAGATGAATATGGTAATGATGCAATAGAAGGCATAGTTCATTCTCATCCCACTACAAGTGCTTATGCTAGTCCAGCAGATAGAGTATCAGCAGCGAGAACTAATAAACATTGGTATATTGTTAATCCTCATACTGAAGAGTGGTACGATTTTGTTCCTCAAGAGTATAAGCAATCCTTATTAGGTAGACCGTGGACTTGGGAATATACAAACTGCTGGCAACTTGTTAGAGAATTTTATAAAGCAGAATTAAATATTCATCTTATTGATTTTGATAAGCCCGACGATCCAGAATATTTTGCTTTCAATCCTATGTTTGAAGAGTGTTATGAAAAAGGAGGATTTAGAGCTTTAGACGATGATGAACCTTTACAGTTATATGATTGTCCGTTAATGAATTTTTCTGGTGATAAATTAAATCACATTGCAGTTCTATGTGAAAATAATATGTTGTTACATCACCCACAAGGCAGATTATCTTGTAAAGAAGAGTACAATAGGTATTATAGAAGCATTACAGGCAAGATTATTAGGTATGTTGGATTGCCCTCGTAAAATTAAATTATACGGAGACTTAGCTGAGTTTGTAGGCGTTAAAGAGATCGAGACTGAAGTTCATACAGTAGCAGATGCGGTTAAATGTCTAATTGGTAATTATCCACAGGCAGAAAATTATATGATGGATAAAAGTTATAAAGTTTTAGTCAATGAAAAACCAAAAGCATTAGAAGAATTACATTTCCCTACAGGTCAATCTGATATAAAAATTGTACCTGTAATAAGTGGTCAAGGAAGAGGATTAGGACAAATTTTATTAGGTTCTATTTTAATAGGTGCTGCAATACTCTCTCCAGGGGCAGGATTTGTTTTAGGGAAAGGAGGTGTAGGTTTTGTAGGAATTACCAGTTCCGCAGCAGCAGCAAGTCCATTTATGGCTGCTGTTGGAAACATTGGTATTGCTTTGGTGTTAGGAGGTGTTGCTCAAATGTTAGCACCTGTACCACCAACGCCTACTGAAGATCCGGATAATAGTTTTCAGTTTAACAGTCCTGTAAATACTTCGATGGCAGGATTACCAGTGCCAATTTTATACGGAGAGCGAATGGTTGGATCTGTGGTGATTTCAGCAGGAATTAACGTGGTTGATAACTAATGGAAGAAAAAGATTTAGACATTATTAGCGGTGCTGGTGGTGGCGGTAAAGGGGGTCGATCTCCTACAACTGCTGATGACAGTTTAGATAGTCTTGCTACTGCCAAAATATTAGATGCTATTTGTGAAGGTCGCATAGAAGGTTTTCCTACTCCAAGAGATGAAGGTATTGCTTTTGGAGCAACAAATTACCATAAATTTGCACAGCAGGATATTTATTTAGACGATACACCAATAGTAACTGAGGGTTCAGTTTTGAATGATCAAGGTGAATTTGATGATGATGATAAAAATTTTGATGGAGTTGTAATTGATTCCAGGATAGGAATTAATAATCAGGGTGTAATGGGTGGTTTTCAGTCATTAAGGCAGGAATTTCCTGTAAACAGTGGAAATATAGTAAAAGATACTCCTGTTGTAAAATCTATAACAAGAACTTCTTATCCAAATGCAGATCAAATTGGAATAATAATAAATGTACCAGCTTTGCAAAAGTTTGAAGATGATGGAGATATTGTTAATACTGCTGTTACTTTTAGAATTGAATATCAAATTCTTGGAGGCAGTTCACCGACAGTAGACGAAAATGGCAATGCTGTTTATGTAACTCCATTTCCAAATGGGTTTGGGGGTACAGGAAATAGGCATATTGCTGGAAGAACGGGTGATCCATTTCAAAGGCAGTATCTTTTTAATATTCCAAAAAGTAGATACTCTGATGCCACAACTCTTAATTTAAGAGTTTCACGAATTTCAGATAACCCTCAAACAAGAGAACAGTCAGATATTCAATGGTTTTCTTATCAAATAATAACTCATGATGTTAATACTTATCCTGATACAGCATTAGTAGGCTTTCAAGTCTCTAGTGAAAGTTTTTCATCAATCCCAAGACGTTATTACAGATTAAGAGGAACAAGAGTGGCAGTGCCAAAGGGAGTTTATGTTGATAATAATAATCCAACTGATGTAGATAGAATTGGCAGACTTGTTTATAATTCTTCCGCAACTTGGGCTGGTGGTACTTCTTTAAACGCAAATGGAACCTTAAGGAGTACATGGCAAAGACTTTATACAAATGATCCTGCATGGTGTTTGTATGACTTGCTTATTAATGAACGCTACGGACTGTCAGTACCAGAAACAGCTTTAGATCCATATAGTTTTTGGAACATAAGTAAGTACAATAACGAATTAGTCAATAATTCCCGTGATTCTGCTGGAACAAAAAGTGGTACATGGACTCTAGCTGCAAATAAAAATTTTTGTGTTGTCACTTGTTCTACAGATCATAAATACCAAACTAATGATTTAATAAGCGTAACTTTCACTTCTGGTACATCAGGCACATCTCCAGCAGCACAGGATACTACTGCAATTTATAAAATTAAAAGAGTAAGTAAAAGAGTATTTCGAGTATTAAAAGTAAATACAAATGCGACAGCTTTGAATGGTAACTGTACTTTTAGTGATAATCAGGAAACTAGATTTTCATTTAATGAATTAATAAACAGAGAATTTAAGGCATACGATCTGATTAATGCTATCTGTAGCAATATGCGTGTAATGCCATATTGGTCTGCTGGTACTTTATTTCTTTCACAAGACAAACCAGCACCACAAGTAAATGGTGGCACTTACGATGAAACTGAAGATGTTCTACCAGCTTACATTTTTACTCAGGCAAATGTAGTTGGGGGTAATTTTACATACGAAGGTAGTGATATTAAAAATAGAGCAACATTAGTGATAGCAAAATATTATGACAATAATCAGAGAAAAATGTCTTATGAGCAGTTTCCATCTAAAGGGGTAATAGGTAATACAACAATAGGAGATGTAACTGCAACAACAAATGCAGGGGGCGATATTGTAATTGCAAAGTATGGAATACTTAAAAGACAGATACAGGCATACGGCTGTACAAGTTCTGGTCAAGCACACAGACTTGCTAAGTGGACAAGATTTAGTGAACAGCTTCTTACTGAAACAGTTACCTTTATTGTTTCTATTGAGACAGGAGTAATTGTAAGGCCAGGACAAGTCATTGCTATCAACGATCAGGTAAAAACGGGAACCAGGAGAGGAGGAAGAATATTCGCTGTTAATGGAACGAACCAGATAACAGTTGATAATGCGAGTGCATCTAATTTACCAGGAAATTCTGTTGGTTATACAAGAACTCTTAACGTACTGATGCCAGATGGAAGTGTCAGCAAAAAAACTGTTAGTAACATAACAGGAGCAGTTATAACAGTAAGTGGAAATTTCCAAACTGCTGATGGAACTAATACAGCACCAAATGTAATGTCAACTTGGATTCTTGAAACTTCAGGAGGCAACACTGCACAAAATTTACAGAACCAACTTTATAGAGTTCTAGTGGTAACGGAAGAAGAAAAAACGAACTATAAAGTAACTGCACTTTTATACAACCATAGTATTTACGCTGCTGTCGAAACTGGGTCTGATGTTATTTTTAGAGATGCCACTAATCTTGATGCAAAACCAAAAAGACCAGCAGCAGCAACCATTGTTGAAAGACTTTATAAAGAATCAATCCATAACGCAAATAACAATTCTAATAGAGTAACGATAAGATCAAAACTTATAGTTCAATGGTCACAGGTAACAGATGTAAGTAAATATCTCTTAAAGATTACTAAAAATGGTATAGAAAGCACTGAAGAAGTACAAGGTTTAAGTTTTGAAATTTTAAACGTTAGGGCAGGAAAAGAATTTCAAGTTCGTATTTTTTCTATTGGGTCTACAAGTGGAAAATTGTCTGGACTTGCTAGAACTGCAAAAAATAGTGATGGAAATTTTGGAATAACGACTGTTGGTCAAAGTGAACCACCGAATGATGTTACTTCTGGTACTTTAGATGATGGTACGCAAGCATTTAAAATCTTAGCGAATGAATCAAGAATTGGAAACGTAGTAAGTTTTGTTGAAAACGTACCTAATCCTAATTTTAGTAATGGTCCAGGTAGTACCAGCCCTAAAGTACAATTTAAAGATTTAGATATTGCTTTTTATGAAATACATAAATTAAGTGCAACACAAATAAATCAAGGTCTTGGAACTACAGAACAAATAAATGGTTTCTTTGGTTCAAAGGGTTCAACCTTTGTTGGAAAGCCTACATCACCTGATTTTATTACAGAAGATTTTTTAGATGA